ATGGATTGGTTCCGCCACCATAATCACCAACCAATCTTAAACCAGCGGTTGCTTGATCCATACCTATGCCAGTATTTGAACCATAAGTATTTATGAATAATGGATTATTTGGAACCGTAGTACCAAATGATAAAGCAATTGTGGTGTTGGTACCTGCTATATCTAATTTAGCGGCCGGACTTGTTGAACCTATACCAACATTTCCAGTAGTCGCAATTGTCATGAATTCAGTTGTACCACTATTACTGAAGAATTTTAAGTTGCCACCCGCACCACCATAACCGATGTACATACCATCATTCAGTGATGCACCTCTCAATACTCTAATATTTCCATAAATGTCGGCTGCGTTACCCGCATTTAAATCAAAGTTGGTGGTTAATACCGTTGTACCTCTTACAGATACAGGTCCATATATGTCTAATTTAGTAGCAGGACTAGTTGTGCCTACACCCAAACTACCAGCTTCAGTCAAAACCATTCTTTCTGCGGAATTTGTATAATTATACCATCTTAAATTATCATCGCCGGTTTCACGTAGTCCAACAAACCACTTACTATTATTGGCCGTATAATAACCCAAACCAGTCCATACATTTGTAGCACTTCTTTTTAATACAAAACTAAAATCATTATCAATAGTTGAACGTACAGCACCAACAACATCTATTTTATAACTAGGACTTGTGGTACCTATGCCTAAATTACCAGCAGATGTAAAATAGAATTTACTTGTTACTGTTTCTGAACCCAATGTAGCTGCGTTACCAGTTAGAATGTTTAAATTGCCTGAGTCATTTCTGATATGAATTGGATATGATGTGGTAGCACTGGCTCCATCTGGTCTATACAAACGAATTCTAGGATTATTGCTACCATCTGTATCTACCACAAATGCTCCGGCAGAAACCCAACTTGAATCAGGACGAACATCAAATCTGCCAACTGGACTTTGCGTGCCAATGCCAACATTGCCTGTATTTACTACATATAGACCTCTATTTGTTGTACCTTCAAATCTGTTTGCTCCAACCGGAAATTGATAAGCATTGTTACATAATAATCCAGCAATAGTTCCACCTGTACCAGTTGTGCTTTGTTGTGTAAATGTACAATTGGTTTTGATAGAAACATAAACAATCATGTTTCCACATGAATCACCTAGCGATCTCAATCTCAATTCTATATTTGCAAAATTTGCGCTTAATCTAGCATCTACAGTAACTCCAGTTAAAGCGCCTGTGTAGGAGATATTATTTATAGTTGGTAATTGTACCCAATCGGTTGTTGTTCCGACATAATATGGACTAACCAATTCATATTTTATGTATTCGATTGTACCGCAATCGTGATGATAAATTTCAATAGTGGCGTGATCTGATTTACCAGTTGGAGTTAAATAACCCAATAAAGTTGTACTACCGGCTGCACTTGCCACTGTTCTATTGAGAGCATAAAATATTTCACGGGATGTTGCGTCGTTGTTTGGATCGGTTAATGATGTTCCAATTACAGCTAGTTTGGCACCAGGACTGGTGGTGCCGATACCAACGTTTGTACCATTGTCATAAATCAAGCTATTTGCTATGGTACTATTGCCTGTAAATTTGCTTAAATAGTTGGATGTTGGTTGTGTTGATGTTACGAATGCTCCACCACCACCTGTTGATATGGAACTGGCACTTAATGGACCTGTGACAAGCAATGTGTTGCCTGTTAATCTTAAAGTGTTGGTTACATTTTCACCTTTGGTTGTGAAAAAATCAATTTTACCAATCGCTGGATTTATTACGATATCTGCCATATGATTATAAATATAACATTTGTGACACTAACCAAGACTAATTATGTTTCTACTTGCAATTCTGGTACATCACATCTTGTTGCGGTAAAATCCCAGAAAAATTCATAGTTTTTATAACTTTCCAACATAGATTTATCATATTTGACGGTGAAATAATTATTTTCTACAGATATTTCATCAACATAAATTACTTTACCACACTTAATTGGGGTAATTTGAATGTTTACACTATCTGACATAACCAATTTGCAAATATAATCAGGTAAATTTACAACGCATTTACCACCAACCAATGTATCTTTACCTGTTAATCTTACACCATGATATGGACTTTCGAGACTACCATATACCAACTTTTTGCCTGGTTTGGTAGGATGATCAATTTTGAAACTCTTGGTTGAAGCAGCAAAACTACCATTTACTTCCAACTTATAAGCTGGTGCAGTTGTTCCAATACCTACGTTACCACCGCCCAATATAGTTAATCTTTCGTTGGATGTACTCTTACTTGCGCCTGTTCTTGTATGAAAATGTATCGAAGCTGCATCATCTGCATAAGTTGTGGACAAATGAACATCACCTATCGTATTTGAATACCAAATCTCAAATCCTTCAGCAGACATATTATTGCCTTGACCCGTCATTTGTAACAATGCATCATATGATACATTTGCAGGAGTCAATCTTGCAATTACATCCGATGCACCAGCTTCATATACATGCAATTTTGTACTTGGTCCAGTTGTTCCAACACCTACGTTACCACTTCCAGAAATAAATAATTGAGCCGCCGTGGTATCTCCATTTGCTGAGAGTCTAATATTGCTACCTCCTGCATATCCGGTTTTTATATTTAAATCTAAATCCGATCCATGTGTAGCTGAATTATAATAACCATACCAACCTTTAAATGTTCCTGCCGCGGTTGTCAATCCCAAATGAGCTTGTGATCCTTTGATATTAATCGTACCAACCGATGCTACACCTGTACCTACTACTTGTAACATTGTTGGTGAACTTGTGGTGCCTATACCCACACTGCCACCATCCGCTTTGATAGACATACGAGTGGTCATTGTTCCCGCTACATTTTGTCTAAAATAGATGTCACCAAATACTTGACCTGTACTAGTAGGATAAGTATTATCAATATAAGATACAGCGTTATTTGGATTATAAAGCAAATGCAAACCATGTGTTTCAGAATTGTTATAACTTATTTTTATTCCTTGATCACCAGTAGAAGCATTATTTATTCTGACAAAAGGATTGGTACCTTGTACGTGTAACAATGTGTTTGGACTTGTTGTGCCTATACCAATATTACCAGTACCATTTTGAATAGTTAATCTATAAGTACTATCGAAGAAATAAAATTGATTATTATTTGTACCATTTCCACCATTATTTGTTCCTACTTGCCAATCTCCATTCAAACTTACAAATCTTATGTCCTGTTCACTCGAACTGCCATTACCTATTCTTATGTCACCCCGTACATCTAAGAGATAACCGGGACTACTTGTTCCAATACCAACATTACCATCAGTAGCAATTCTCATTCTTTCACTGCCACCTGTACTTATAGCGATTGGTACATATCCACCACTATAAAATGTTGAAGAAATTGCAATTAAACTTGTAGTAGGATCAATTTGTAAAATTCTTGTACCAGTTGCATCTGTAAATCTACCAACTCCATAAACTTCAAACTTTGTAGCAGGACTATTTGTACCAATACCAACACCTGTAGAATTTAAAGTCATCGTGGTACCATATGTCAAATCAAGTCTACTATTAGTATAATAAATTAATCTAGCATCATAATCATCAGTACCCGAATTACCTAAATCAATATAAGCACCACTCGCACCTATTATTTGTAATTGAGCATAACTATCTGGATAGTTGAAACCCATTGCTCCAACTTTGCCTAATTGATATCTACTGCTACCACCAGTTGTACTTGGATCACTAATTAGGAATGGCCAATTACTATCTCTATTTGCATTTAGTGTGATTGAACCAGTTACATGCAAACTGCCTGTTACTCTTGTTACTGATGTGGTACCACTACCTACTTTTACATCGCCAACAACATCTAACTTAGCAACAGGAGCAGTAGTACCTATACCCACATTGCCACTACTAACAATTTCTATTGCGCCAGTTGCACCACTTAAATAACCACTATGTACTATTTGAAGATTATCATTGCTTGTGTTCCATCTAAAACCACCCCATTGACCTGCGCTTGTACTATCACCCAACAAAATTCTTTCGTTGGTAGCACCAAATGCCCAAATTTCACCATTGTTTACATGTAGTAGTGTCTGAGGACTGCTCGTACCAATACCAAGATTACCATTGGTATCCAATCTCATCTTTTCACTAGTAGTTACTGCACTACCAATAGCAACCGTTTGTACACCACCTGTATACCATTTATGATTTGCACCATCTTGTGTATATGCTGATCTATAAACATTAACACCAGTTGAACTTAAAAATGCGCCTGTACCGGATGTAGATGGTGTTACACCATATCCTAACATTGGACCACCACTACTATATTCTGTACCTAATACTGTTAAACTACCATTAGTATAATAACCAGCAATTATTGTGGTACCACTAGTTGATACTCCTGTACCGGCAGTTATAAATCCACTTCTTACATCAAGAAGACTTATTGGTGATGTGGTACCAATACCAACATTTCCATTAGATGCAAAATATACAGCGTTTGTTGTACCGGCTGGATGAAATGCAAATCCACCATTGCTGGTGTATAAATTCATAGAATCTGCACCACCCCAACTTGTACTGCTTCTATTTTTGAAGAATTGTGCGTTACCTGTACTTGTTGTCCAAAGAAGATTTGTAAATAATGTATTATTTGTACTACCTAAAATTAATCCAAAACTAGTTTGATTGTTATAAAATCTAGCTACATCTTGATTTCCATCATAAAGATCAAATTTATAAGCAGGACTACTAGTGCCTATACCAACATTACCACTCTTATTAATAACCATGTTCAAGTCCCAACCTGAACCATTATAATCATAAAATGCTATTTTACCAGCATCGGCAGAAGCATTATCTGATCTTCCAATTATATGAACTTGGCCTGGGTATGTAGCATGATCCTTACCCCACAAATACATACTTGGTTGTGTACTATCTGTGGTATGAGTTATTGCGGTAACACCTGTAGTAGATGCTTCACCAAATACACTATTTAACTTTACGTTACCAACAACATGCAATACTTGAGATGGACTTGTGGTACCTATACCTACATTACCACTGCTATCTACTCTAACTCTTTCAGAAGAATTTGTTGAGATTGTGAGAGAACCTGCTTCTGATACAAATAATTGTAGTTGGCCTGTTCCTTTATGTTCTAATCTACTATTTGAGTTTGCGCCACTATCATAACGAATCAATCTTAAACCATAATCAGTATATGTAGCATCACCAATTAAATCTAAATAAGAATTACCGTTACCACTTCTACCACTTCCAACTTCTATTCTTGCATCTGAGGTTGTTGCGGTTGTTACTAAAAACACATCTCCAACTCTGGCTGTACCACTTACATCTAACTTATAAGCAGGACTTGTTGTACCTATACCTACATTACCACCACCATCAATCCGCATTCTTTCAGTATAACTTCCGTTATTCCAAGTAAATGATCCTGTTCCTCTTGTATAATAGCCAGTATTTAAATCTTTACCTACACTTGCTCTATCAATTGTTTCTATATAACAATTTGACGAACCAACTCCAAATTCAAATCCTCCACCAGCACTATATACATGTAATCTTGTTGCGGGACTTGTTGTACCTATACCAACATTACCTGATGAATCTATAGTTAATCTTCTATATCCTCCGCTATCTGCTTCTCCGTTT